TAAGTCTACAGGACCCATATCCATAGGTTCTGAAGATCCTAACAATTCAGTTAGGTGGTAAGAATCAACATGAGAACTCGCTTTATAGTTTGTATCTCTTAGGAAAATCCCATTATTTAATACTGGAGTTGCCATAATTTTGATTGTTTTTGATTAATAATTTATTGTTGTTGTTGTTTTTTTTTATTTTTCTTATTCAGCGTAACCTATGAAGTATCCCACTGTAATGTCTACTACACCTGCCGTTAATGCTGCAGTTCCTACTACAACTTTAATGTCTCCGTCAGCAGTTGCTTTACCTCCTGCTTTTACATCGTCAGTAGCTACAACAGCTTCATCTGATAATTTTGCTTCAGCTATTGCTGCGGTTACATTTACTCCACCTGCATTTACTGCAAATGTAGATGATGAACCTGCAACAGCTGTTGAAGCGTAAAGACATACTTCATTTACTACTGCATTATTAGGTAGAGTATCTGTGTTTGCTAATGTTACAGTCCTTGGATATGAACCAGTTCCTGTAGCATCAACAGCAAAGTCATACTTAGCCGTAATGTAATGTTTTTTTGGATTTGCCATGATTTCAAATTTTTTTTAATTAATAATTGTTTTTGTTGTTGTTTTATATTCTTTTAAAAATGTTTTTATTACTTCTTGATATTTTTCTTTTAGGTCTTTCGTTTGAAGTATCCTCAACTGGAGCTGCAGATGATCTACTACTTTGAGCAGTTTTTAACTTTCTCACTGTTTTTTCTACAGCTACATTCTCACCTCTTTTCATTATCTGTGATTTATATCCGTTTGGATCTGCTAGCAACCATAATGCTTCTGACACTAAGTCATAGTTTGGCTCAACAAATTGATACTTTTCTAACAAGTGACCTAATAAGTTTGTATTCTGTCCACTAATAGATGGATATGCTGGGTTAACTAATCCGTTATAAAGTAATGACTGTACTTTCTTGTCTACTTTAATATCTCCAATTGATCCATCTTTTAATGTATTGTATACATTTTGCATATAATTTTGTGATGCTTGTTCTTGTTGCTTTCTCTTCATGTCTTGTTCTTGAAGTTTTCTTGCAACAACTGTTTCTTGCATCTTATCTAATTTTGGTTTAAACTTGCTTGCTTGTGTTTCAAGCTTTCCTAAGTCCTTCCAAATTTCTATCTCTTCAGAAATCTCTTCTTGTGTACCATATCCTGTAGCACCAAGATACTCTCTGATTATATGTTCCTGATCTTTTTCTTCTTTAATATTTAAATCTCTAGTTTCTTCAACTACAGATAATGCTCTAAATATTCCTTTAAGATCAGTACCTCCATCTGCAACATATCTTGCTGCAATCTGAAGTTCTTGTGGTAAACTTTCAAAGAACTGTTTTGGAGTTTCTCTTCTTACAGCATTTGCTTTTTCATCTAAATTAGCTTGAATTAATTCTTGCCAATCTTTAGCAGAGTAATCTTCTAACTCCTTACCATCATCAAAAGCTAAAAATTTCTCTTCTTCTATAAGTTTCTTAAATACATCAGAAACTCCGTTAATAGTTTTTCTTCCTCTCTTCTTAGTCTCAGTAGGTGTAACATCTTCAGTTTCTTCTTCAATGTTATCTCCTAAGATCTCATCAATTGCTTCCTTAGAAACAGTTTCTATTTTTTTCTCTCCTTTCTTTTCTTCAACTACTTCTTCTGTAGTCTCAGCTTTTACTTCTTCTTCTGTAGTCTCCTCTGTTGGTGTGTCAATAAATGACATATCAACTTTTTTTCTACTAAATACATTAGGTTTTTTAGATTCTTCTTCTGGTAACGTTATTGATTCTGCTCCTGGAGCACCGTTAAAGATTTCATCAAGGTTTACCTCTACCTTTTCTACTTTGGTTTCAATTGTTTTTGTTTCTTCTGACATAATATTTTTGGTTTTATTGGTTTAATATTCTGTGTTACATATATAATATAAGAAAGTTTTTTTGAATAAACCTTAGAAATTTTAAGTTAAGTTAACTTTTTTGGTAGTATATAGCTATCCCTATTTCTTCTTCTTCTTTTTAGGTTTATCTTCCTTTTTAGGGTTATCATATTTGTTCTTATTTTCCCTTGCAATCTCAAGATTTGTGTTTGCAATTTCACGCTGTGTTGCAAGTTTTTGCTTTTCAACATCAAGCTTGGAATTATCATATGAACTCTTTCTTGCTGACTCCTCTCTTTTGAAGTCCATTTGATCTCTATATTGATCTCTATTCTCCATATCATTCATTGCATCACGGAAATCACTTTGTTGATTCTGATCAATGTCACTCTGTGCTCCATAACCTGCAGCTCTAATCTCAGCAACCAGAAGATCATTCTTACGTTCTTCAGCATTTTGTTCAGCTGTGAAGTCACGTTCAGCTTGTTTTTCTTTAGCTTGTGCTTCAATTTGCTGTTGTTGCATTTCTTGCTGTTGTTGCATTTGTTGTTGTTTCTGAGCTTGATCTTTTTCTTCTGCAGATTTAAGAATAGTAGAAACTTCAGCAATAGAATCTGCTTTAATAACACCTCCAAGATCATATATACTTGCTCCTGTAGTATTATTCGTAAGAGCCATTTGTTTTAATTGCTCAAGAATTTGTCTATGATTTGATTTAGTTGTACAGAATATATTAAAATCTCTCATTAATAGATCTGTTCCATTGATTGTAAAGTTTACCTTTTCTGCTTCACTTGATACATAGTTAAGTCTTACACTTGGCATTTTACTATGATAGAACTGTGATAAGTCAGTTCTCATTTGATGTACACGTGGCATTAGGTTATCTGAGTGCTGTATAAAGTACATCTCTGTTTGTGAATATGAAGCTTGAACAGCTTGCTGTACTCCTGTAGCAGTTTGTCTTGATACCTCTTGCCCTAGTCTTTGTGGATTAACTCCAATAGCGTCAAATGCTTGTTGCTTGAAATGATTAGCCAATTGTATTCTAGACATTAATCTTCCTGACTGTTCAAGATTTAAAGTCTGATAATGATTGAAGTTTGTAGCATTTTCTGTATTTGTGATAGAAGTATCTAATGGTAACATACCAAAATCCTTCATTGCTACATATGCTTTTGCCATATTGTTCTTACCCCAGTCTTCACCCATTGAATGACGTGGTAATGCATTTTGATCAAACATAATTACAGTACCTAACTCATCCACTAGTATATCTGCAATTTGATTATTAACCATATTGTATCCTACTTGATATGGTTTCATTAGATCTACAAGAGATGTTGATCTAGTATTTCTATCAGAGAATACTCTACCTTCAATTGGTAATTTAACACCATATAGATTGTTATCTCCTTTAAATTGGAATTGAACTCTGCCTGGTGTCTCTTTATTTATTCCTAAATAGATTGGATCAAAGTCTGAACTTGTTTCTGTTCTCCATGAGTTAGGTAGATTTCTACCAATTTTAACTCCACCCCATACTTCATTAATCCAAATCCAATCCACATGCTCCCCTTCTGCTAAATTATCTTTTGATTTATTTTTAAATAAGTTTGTATTGTAAAGAGGTTTATGCGTTGTCTTAAAGTTTTCGTCAACTATTAATTGTTCAACTTCACCATCTGGATGTACTCTAGTTAAGTGACCCACCTTTCTTTGTGTCTTCCAGTAAATTGTAGAAACTCTTAACATGTCAGTTGTACCCCATGCACTAATATCCTCACCTTCACTCAATATCTGACTTACAACATCACCTCCTCCACCTGGATTAGTAGCCCAGTTAGTCATGAATTGTCTATATGCTAATGAAGGTGCATTTGTATTCCACTTGTGAGATTTTGTAGCATCATAGAAAGATCCATCATTCTGAACTGGATAGTTCATATATATTGCTGATTTAGCAGGATGTATTGATTCTAATGATTCTAATTGTTTCTTAGACATTAAGTACCCATAACTATCTATAACATCTGATATAGTTAACATTTCACATTTACCTGCATAATTTGAATCTGCTATATATCTTATGTCTGGAGACTTTTGGTAGAAAGTTAAAACAGGATTCCATAATTCTACTTCATAGTCATCTTCCAACATACGGAAATGCCAGAACTCTCTGTCACATATAAGCATATCCTGAAATGCTCTTTCCTCAAGTTCCTGCATCTTGAATCTTTCTTCATCAACTTTCATTTGATGATGAGCCCATTCTTCTACCATACTTCTATAATCTTTTTGAAAAAATTCTTCTATTTCTGGTAGTGATTTTAATCTTTCTGGAGATAATTGTTCTTTTGCATCTTCACCCATAGGATCAACTCCCATTTCTATCATCTGCTGAGTTATCTTCATCTCTGCATCTGCCAATAAATTCTCTTCTATTAATGATCTCTTTTCTTCCATCATATCATTATAGGATAGATCATCAACTGCTCTAAACTGTACTCTTGAAAACCTTTTAGAGAATTCTCCAGATAGAACATTAATTACATTTGGTATAATTGGATAGAATTTTAATTCTAAAGCAGACTCATCTTCTTTAGTTAATACATCCATTAACTCTTTATATTGATTATCTTCTTCTACAATATAATCTGATCTATCTATAATTCCTTTTGCAAGCTTATAGTTTTTTAAAAGCTTTCTAGAATTCTTTTTTAGAAAATTCATTCCTTGCTCTTCTAACCAATCTAAATTCCATGCCGCCCAATCTGCATTTTTTTTCTTTGCAGATAGAAATTGTATAGGTTGTGTTAAGCTTGATGTAGCTGGGTACTTAGACTGTTTAGCCTTAGCACCATTCTTAAGTTGAAGAGCGTTAAATATTTGCATATTATTTTAGTATATATACTACAGGAAGGTCTCCCCATGTTGTTGTTGTTGTCCAATAATTTTTCATTTTATATTCTTAAAGGGTGATTTTTTAAATTTCTTATTACCTGACATTCTTTTATTCCTACCTATATTCTTAAATGCGTTCATAGATAATTTATACAAATTTTTGGAATTATCCAAGTTATTTGATGACTTATCTCTTTCTCTACGCTTTAAATATCCTCTATTTGATTGTTGGACTCTTGCAAATGCAACTAATGCAGAAAAAGCAACTAATCTATCCACGTTGAGTCCTGGGTGATATTGTGACATTTCTTTTAGTAACATTGGATCAGGAATTCTATCTATTCCAAATGTCTGTTTTATAACTTCTCCATTATCATCTACTTCTTCATCAATAGCTTCACGTATATATTCTAAAGCGTATGATATTAAGTGACTCTTAAATAATGTACCTGTATTTTTCCATCCATATTCTTGATACACTGTTCTATTTGATCCAAGATCTTTTAAGAATAATACTTGCTGTTTAGGTACAAGATACTTCTGTTTTCTTCTAGCAATCATATGTTGTATAAATAAAGATATATTGTTCTCTACAATAGTCCATGCATTATACCATTCAATGATTAGCTCTAGTCTTTCATGTGTCTTATTTATATCATCAAATCTACCACACCATGCAGCTACAATTTTATCTTTCTCAATAAATGTTTCTTGACCATCTGGGGTTTCTCTTGTAATCTCAACAGGATTCTTATATACAAATATACTACACAATGAATCAGATGTAGTTGTTTTTCCTTCTGATACAGGGTCAATAGAAGCATAATATGTTCCAAAGCCTGGATTCTTAACCGGTCTTTCCCAGACAACTATTGATCCAGTTTTATCTTCCATTTTCTTCTTTACTGGAAAATGTGATATAGGTAATTTCTTTGTTCTTTTTGCAACTATTCCTGTTTGGTCTCTTTCTAATTTAATAAACTCATATGGATATTCTTTATCCTCAATTTTCTTTAGTTGTCTTGCAATAAGATTTTGTGGAAATATTGCTTCCTCTCTATATGCAAATGCCTCTGCAATATTAACTGGTTTCTGAGATATACGTAATTGATATTGTTCAGGTGCCAGATCTTTTTGCCATTGTGCTCTCTCATTTACAATTGCTTTAAGAGATTCTTTAATTAATGAATTACCATATTTATCAATGTGTGGAGGCATAGACCATTGTTCTGGAATGAATAATCCTGCAATACCAATACCACCTTTGTCATCCATAAGATCAGTCTCTATGGCATATATATCATTTGATTGTGGATTAAGTATAAATTCTTTTAATGGATTACATTGCTTAAGGTCACCCACTGAACCTGCTGCAATAAACATACCTGTTGTCATCATACCAGATGTCATTGCGGGTCTAATGTACTCATAGGTCTGATCCATCTTTGGTGCAATACCAGCCTCCTCATGAAAGAAGTAAGTACAAGGTCCACCTACACCTGTTGTGGCATTTTTTTCAAAGGATGCACCTTGTATTTTGGACATAAGTCCTTTGTTGGTTTTTCTATTATTTATCCTTACTTCTATCTTTTGCTCCCACAGTAAAACTTTTTCTGGTGTACATGGTCTATACCAACCAGTGTGTTCATTTAAGAATGTTTTATATTCATCTAAGAATTTCCAGGAACCTTTATCATTAATATAATCTTTAAGTGATGCTCCTATCTTACATATAGATCCTTCTTCAAACCAGAATTGATTTATAATCTTACCCATATGAAAGTATGAAGATGCTATCTGTCTTTTCTTTAGTATAGCTGCATGTTTATAATGTAACTCAGCTAATATTTCATAAAGTGCCATGTGATATTGAGCGTCTCTTACTTTTGCAAATCCATATTTCTTTTCCTCTTT